TCAAGCAGGCCTGAAGTAGGATCCATCCCCGTCTCATAAGGAATCTTTACCTGCACGGATTCAAAAGGCTTGGCATAACGAGTCTTCATGACCTTGCAGGCAGCGCGGATTCCACGCACTTCTGAGATCTTGTTGCCATCCTCGTCTTCTTTGAGCTTGAGCTTGCGCATAGCTACAACGATCGATGAGGCATAGATGAAACCTTGACCACCTGAGATCTTATCATCAGGATCGAACATGTCTTGGCTAGCATAGGTATGATTAGTGGCGACCAATCCAACGTTCATGCTTCCAAACATGTTAACGCAGTTTCGCACCAATGCGGTCAATGCTTTAGGTTTTCTCCCCATGTCGCCTTTCATGTCACCTGCTTCAAATTGATTGACATCAGTGGGGGTGAGCAACATACCAAGGCTGTCCAACACGAACAATACTTTAGGACGATCTTCTGAGGATAATGCCTTGTAGTCCTTCATGAATGTCGAGATCATCTTAGCCACATCATCGATCATTGACATGTTCAGCTTTAGTAGCTTGCTCTCATCAGTTTCCACACCAAGTGCTTTGAGCCAATCCTCATCTAGCGCGTTCTCGCTGTCGATCAGGATCACGAAAATGCCCTGCTGCTGGGCATGCCTAACGATGTTACCTGAACAGATGTAGCTCTTGCCCGCACCTGATTCGCCAGCGAACACCGTGACTTTGCCCATGGGTATTCCACGATTGAAATCACCGCTGATGAGATAGTTCAGCGTGTAGTTGCCGGTTGATATCCAGTCAGTGGGATCATTGAATCCGATGCTGAGCCCGTCGATGCTCTTGGTCAAGTCCTTGCGGAACTTGGATAAGTCAAATGGTTTTGCCATGTCTGTGCCTTCCTCCATAAAGTTCATCAAATATCTTCTTGCTGTCTATGTTCCTGCGGATGTCCAATTTTGCTATCTCAGCCATGCTCCTATCAAAATCAGCAGTAAAAGGTGTCCTCAGATGTTGCAACAAGATCTCATATCCATCTTCGAGCAGATAACCAGGTTTCTTATTGATACGTTTTATCAATTCTTCTTCAAGTGATTGTAATGCATCCTTAGGCAGATTCCTAATATCAAGGTGGCGCGGACCCAGGATCGGTCCAAGGACGAAACTATTCTCTTGATAACCACTAGCAAGGAAATGATCTACGGTGTCGAAGATGTGATTGCTGTTAAGCAGGAACCAAAGCATGTTGAAACTTATCTTGTGACCGGTATTGTTTATGATGGATAGGTTATCGCAGAAATCAGTCCATCTTCCTCCCCAGCGGATGTATTCGAACCTATCTCCCATAGCTTCTGCGCTGACGGTCCAATGCACTTGTTTGAATCGCAACAAGAGATCGAACACCTTGGTGCAAGTCTTGCTGAGATTGGTATTGACCCTAAGGCTTGCTTGTGGATTTACAGCGAGGAGATGCTCCAAGAATTCCTCGTTTTCGGTCATGAGCAATGGCTCACCGCCGGCTAGATAGACATTTTCTAATTTGGCAGCGTGATCGAATATATAGTCTTTTAGCTGTTGTTTCCTTGGTTTGCTGGGCCTAGGGACGCGGGCTCCGATCTCTTGTTCCCACTTGCTGCTCCAAGCCGGTCCACAATAGACGCAGGCGAAGTTGCAGGTGTTTTGCCATCTTACATCCACATGCCTTAGATCAAAGTTGCCCTGTTCGTAGGTATCCATGGGAACATTACGCAGGGCCTTGAGATAATATAGCCTGCTGCTTATTTTGTCAAAGCTGTTCTTTCCATCTTCTAAACCATGGCAAGCACCGCAAGATTTATGTTTTTTACCATCTAGCATAGATTCTTGGACATAGATGTTGGTAGGGGCTCGCATGATGTCTTGGATGTGTGAATCAGACACATCGCCTAGCTTATCCGTGGCCACAACGCAGTTCTTGACCTTGCCGGTTGGTTCCACGTAGAAACCAGTCCAAGGCAATGGACAGAAAGCTTTGTTGGTGAGATATCGCTTATGATCCATACCTGTTTGGTCCCAATGATATCTCAGCGATGTTTAGCTTATCACCCGCTAGTTCTATCATGCTTATCAACGCGCTAGCCCATGCATCAGCATCAGCTGCTGACTTTGATGGAATGCCGTTGCCTGTGGCTACCTCACCTGGTCTCACCAACATCATCCGAGGCCCGCCTTGCTTGAATGCAAGCTGCATGTGTGCTTCTTCCAATGCTAGCTTCTGCGTCCTATATGCATCGTAGCCTAGCCCTGGTATTGTCGACAGGGGACTGCGAGTCATCTTGGTGCTGATGTTCATTATGAACTTGTGTGATTGATCCTGCCATTGCTCATAGATAGCGAACAGCAGTTCTGTCTGTGCGAAACCCGCTTGTGCATTGTTGATAAACCAATCACAATCTGCTATAGGACCAACTATCTTGTGCAGGCTGCGGATGTTATATCCGTTGCGGCGGCTCAATCCGATGATCTCATGTCCCCGGGAGCCGTATTGCCTAGCGAGTGCCAGTCCTATGCCAGAACTATGTCCAGTTATAGCAATCTTCAAAGTTCGTCCCCCTAATCGAATCCTGCTGGCGCAGCCAGGCCAAAAGGGCTGTGCTGTTATCTCCGTCGATCGCTACCCCATCGACCTCCTCGGCGAGGATGGTGAGTGGATTAGAATATCTGACATCTAACACCTCAGGGCTAGTCAATCTCCCCATGCTCAGTGATATCCCAACCGATTCAGCATAACGCATAATGTTAGGTAGATCACCTACTGTGTATGCGCTGATGGTGGTCCAGAAATCGATGTCTAAAAGGTCGTGGTCGACAGCTTTGTATTGTTTGACCACGCTATTAAACTTGTCCCACTTCAGCGGCCATCTTGCATATTCATATATCTTTCCTACACCATCCAATGATATGGTAATGATCACTTTTATCCCCATGTCTAACAAAGGCATGATGTTAGGCATGAACTTGCTGGCATTGGTGTTGATGCGTATGATCTTTACGTTCTTAGGTGGTTGATCCAGTAACTGTGAATAGTTAGGACTGTTGCTGGGTTCACCACCGTTGATATCCAATTCTAATATGCGCTCGTCTGGTATTCTACGGAATGCCTGCATGTTTTCCATTATCTTATAATCAACACCATGCTTCAAGTGACCTATCTTGCTGCTCTTGCGTTCATCGCAGAACTGGCAAGCCGCATTACAAATGTTGTCTAAGATGCCGCCCACTATGAGATAGTTCTCCCTATGCGGTCTCAATATAATATCCCTATCAAAAGAATGTTGTCGGATGCTCTTCCTACCTGCTATTTCATCTCGCTGGCATCTCTGGCATTCATCTGGCCAGATATCAAGATACATATTGCTCCTCAGTGTCCGCAACCAATCGCTGGAATCCAATGATTGCAGATCATCGAAACTGCGGCCATTGGTCATGTGACCACATACCCCGATCTTACCATCTGGCATTATCCTGCGGAAATGATCTAATCTAGGGCAATACATCAGCTAGCTTCTTGGCATGACCAAAAACATGATCGTATGCTTGTTTATGTTTCCTAGCCATGTCCAATAAAATTTCATGCAATGACATGTCACTGCCCTTTAGGAAATACAAGTGCCGATCTAGTGCCATGTAAGGCTGTATCTTAGGCATGCTGGCTATATGATCGAGTCTTGTTGGATGCTCTGATCTGCGACCACCTTTGCGATGTTGTGTCAAGGTCGATATCTCGTCCACGCTCCGTAATCTGAGGATAGCATCTTTCCGCATATAACTTCCTAACCATATTAGCCAATGTATCTGCGGGAGGTAGTGCCTATTGAGGTAAGGAAATTCCTCCATGAAGGCTAATATGGTATTGGAATCTAACCCATTGCTCCATTGGGACATGTCATCAAAGAAGCTGCCAGCCCCCGAAGCCATCCTTTCAGCAGGATCACGCAAGAAAACATCTATAACATCACAGCGAAGTATCTGTTGGTTGAATAAGATCTTCCAGCCCCCTTCGCTGGCCTCGGCCATCAAGCTGCTGCTGCCATTCTTGAATATCGGAAACACGAATCGCTGCGGGGAAACTTCCAAAACCTCGCAGCGATTTGGATATAAGATCTTATCGATCTCTGTGAACATTATTTCTGGCGTGCGCGGATCATAGCGAGTATGTCTTCAGCACGGGCATTGCCAGATGCCTTGGGTGCTTCGGGTGCAGATGGCGCTGTCTCGAAAGGCACGTCATCCTTGACCACAGGTGATGGAGCTGGACGAGCCACAGGTGCCGCTTCCTCATCGACATCAGCACGGCCGCCACCTGCTACCTGAAGGCCGGCTGGCTTGTAGTATTGGCCCCAACGATCTGGATCATATGCTTGGCCATCGACGCTTGCTTCGAACATGTCCTTGATCACTTGGAGTTCAGTGGCTGTTGGCTTCTTGGGCAAGAAGTCCTTGAGGTTGAACAATCCATGCGACTCTATAGAAGCACGTTCCACGTTGGTCAGCGCTGATTCCTTGCGAGCCCATTTGCTAGTGCTGTAGTCAGCATAGCCACCTTTGCTTGTCTTGGTGATAGAGAAATCCAAACCACGATCATAGCTGGTCGGTAATTCTTCGATCTCACTGTCCATCAGCGCGGCTTTGACCACGTTGAATATCTGGGGGCCGATTATGAAGCGCCTGATTGGATTGTCTGGCATGATGTCTTCGCTCATGGGAGATTCGCGAACGAATCCTTGGAACACATAGCTGCGCTTCTTCCAATACTTGCGTCCCATGTCTTCGAGGTTCTTGTCCTTGAACCAAGGACGCACCTCACTGAGGATCGAGCAAGTATCACCCCACATCTCCACGCAGGGAACCTGCACTTGGACAGGTTTTGAATCCATCTGTCCTTTGACGCCTGCGAAGGGCAGCTTGATCATTGCACGTTCTACCCAAAAGAAATCGTTGGTGCCGTCACCGTCCGGAAGGAATCTTACTTTTGCTGTGGTGCCTTCGGGGATGTTCCAGTGGGGATAGATGCCCCTGTCTCCGCCGCCTTGGTTATTCTGTCCACGTGTCTCTTGCGCCTGTAACCTTGCGCGGATCTCTGCTAATGTAGCCATGATGCTTGTCCTTTCGTTTGCCTGTTCATGCCTGTGTTTGCCTGATCGCATACACTGTGTCAGTATATGCTAAGCGTATATAGCAAGCAAATTAAAAGTTGGTATCAGATTCCAGCCAAAGTCCTTAGCAAGCTGAGGCTATCGCTCATCAGCTTATCTTCGTTGACATCAGCTTCGTTGTATGGCTTGTCCTTGGTAGCAGCGATGGCCTTGTTCCTGGGCTCACCGCTCTTTATCCTACGAGCCACCATTATATCTGCGAAATCCTCGTCTCCGTCGCCATCTTGATCGTTTTTGATCTTGAGTTCTTTCTCCATGACTGGCTCAGCATCATTTTCCATGCCCTGCATCACCACGGTGGGATTGACTTTGCCTTTGGTCTTGGCTGCGATGGTTTTGAGCGCTGCTTGGACCTGTTGCTTGTTTGCGCTTTTGCTCACTGTCAGAGCGCCTGTCTTGGGATCTTCACCTGTGGTGATCCCTAACTTGCCCAGCGCTGCTTTGGTCATTGATTTGGGATCACGTGGATCGACGCGGGTGGTTCCACTAAGGGCCTGTAGTTCTGCTAGCTCCGACGATTCTTGCGCGGTGATCTCACCTAACTCATCCATGGTGTATTTGACATAAGTGCTGACATCGCTACTGCCGATCTCTTCAACGTCACCGATGAAATCAGCCACTGAATCAGCTGCTTGCATTATCCTATCTGGACCATGTTTGGTAATCAGTTCTGGATGCTGTAACATTATACTCCTTATGATAGCATTAGCTACGGCGCTCATGCTGTCATCTTTTTCCGTGACTGATCCTTCTGCTACCTCGTTGGCCCATGCTTCGAAGGCTTCGGCTTCGTGGAATCCTCCAGCGCGCTTGCGCTTAGCACCGTAGACATCCCGAGGATCCTTGCGGATATCATTAGCATAATCAGGATCGCTCATCATCTTCTTGATATCATCAATGTAACGCTTGACCAGCAACATGGCCAGCTTCTTGTCGTTCTGATCAAGCTCACGATCACCTATCCTCTCAGCCACATCAGCTGCAAAATTAGCCAACGCGTCCATGTCGTCTCCGATTGCACGTGTGGCTATGTCGCTGAGCACGAAGCCCATCAATCCTTGGCTATCTGTGAACTTAGCCCTGCGCAGCATCTGATCGGCTGCCGGATCGTTCTTGAGGATCAGCAATCTCTTTGGATCCTTTATCTGCTTCTCCACCGTAGCAGGTGCTTCATTCAACTGGCTGATGGTAATCGCGCGATTTACCGCTGGTAATAATTCTTCCATAGTTTGATCCCATATCTTTCTTGTGAAACGTTCCCTGAGCTCGTCAAGATTACCTTGCGCAGCTTCTTCTCTGGTTGGTTTGAATTGTTCTATGTATTCCTTGTAGGCCGACTGTCCAGCCAAAGCACTCAAGCTGCTCTTGAGCCCTTGATATCTCTCTATCACTTTCTGCCTAGTTTCGTTGGCGGCAGAATCCTCCAAAGCATGTGTCCTCGTCATCCTAGCGAATTTGCTTAGGTCCCGCATTTCCCTTATCATGCCTAAGACATGCTGTCCCATAGGATCATAGGGAGTGCCACCTTCGCATATGTGGCGTGCCATGGCCCTGGCACCGGTTAGATAGTTAAATGGAAAGTGATAGCGCTCTCCATCGCTGCGCTCAAGATAGATGCCTTTGATGCTGCGGCTGCGCGCGCCTGGCTTGTTTTCGTCAACGGTTTTATTATGTTGCACTATCAGTTTCACTGATTCCAGTGTCTGATAGCTCCTGCGCTTGCTGCCCCACATGGCACCTTCGATCACAGTCACGTCTTTTTTGTCCAAAATTCCTTCGGCATTGCCCAACCAGCTTAGGTCCCTGCTATCCAGCTGTCCTTTAGCTATGTCACGGGCATCAAATGTCAACAGGTTACGCTTGGCAAAGTTCCTTAGTTCTTTCAAGAATCCATACCATTTTGCCTTGTCTAAGACGGATTCTGTCATTTTATCTCCATAGAAAACTTTCATGCTGCGGCCATCTACCAGGGAGATGCTCACCGTGCCCTTGCTTTCACCATGCTCGGTATATATGAAATTGAAAAAACGTGCTGCTTCGGGATCTGACGTGGCTTCTGCTTTGTCGTTGCCGAGGGTCACTGGGTTATAGCGGCTTCTGAGCTTCTGGAACAGATCAGATGATGTCTTTTCTATGGGTCTCATGCAGCTATTTAGCTGCTCTTGCCTAAAGCAAGATAAAGGGCATAGGCTCTATGATATCGCTGGGATCGTCCCTCAGGCTTTCTGCTATGCCGCTGTCGAAATTCTTTAGTATCTGCGCCATGTTGACTATGAGGAGGCTGGCTGAAACTAGATCATCTTTTTCTCCCATTTTGGCAGAATAGCTGGTACCATGTGCTACGAATGTCTTGAGCTCTGCTATGAGGGGTTTGCTGACCACATGCATCTTCTGTGTTTCTATCCACTGCTTGAGCTTAGCGCAGGCAGCTATTTTCTTGCTATGCGATGTGTTGAAGCCTTTGCGATATCTCCGTGCTTGCCCTGTCCTGTAAGGTTCGCTGAGGAATATGCCTGGGATCCTTTCTTCTCCCAGCTCTGCTATGGCATTCAGCGCGGCTTCACCGATGGTGTTATTCTCCACGGTATAATATAGATTATTTGGTTCATCAGTCAGTTGGGCAATATGCCTATTGATCTCTTTCATTATGGATATCTGCTTGATTATAGGTGTCTTATTGTGCATCCATTCGGCTATCTGCTTCATGCCTTGTAATTGGAAAACTTGTATGGCAGCATCATCTCCACCTGTGCCTAGGCTGGGATCTAGCGCTACGAGATATGTCATGCCTTTGATGGGACGGGCATACCAGCGCACCTGTCCTTGGCGTTCCAGTGGATCCACGCCGCCCATCTCGACCAGGAACAAGCCGTTGATCAGCGTCTCATCATAGATGATGAATTCGCAGTTGTGTTCTCGGCGGAAGCGCTCTGGTCCGATTCGCCCTTCTTCCTCGACTGCCCAACCTCCATCCCTCTCTGGATGCGCGTCCCACTTCGCGAGATAATGCGCGAATCCGTTAACGCCAACATCGGTAGTGTTTCCAAACTCATCTATGTTCTTGTTAGCTGCACGCCATATCGCGCTGAACTGATCGTCGTCGCTGTTGGGTGTTGATGTTATTATGGCTTTTCCTCCTGTGGCCAGTGTAGGAGATATCGAAGCCCAAAATTCGCGGGCGATGGTAGGACGCACGAAGGCCAACTCATCAGCGTAAAGCAAGGATATGCTCATGCCACGTCCCGTGGTTTCTGTGGTGGTCGCGCTTACTATCCTGCTGCCATTGTCGAAATCTATGCTGCCCTTGTTGTAGCTGGTCACACCACCCCTTATGTGATCTGGACATGATTCATATGCATAGCGTATCTTCTGCATGATTTCCTGCGCGCCTGTGTATTTGTGGGCGGCTATCAATATGGTGCTGTCAGGCACGAACATCGCAAACCAAAGCAAATAACCAGCAGCGGTCGTGGTCTTGCCCATCTGCCTTCCAAGCATGTTGACGCTAAAACGGTTTTTATGATATGTCTGTATGAGCTCTAACTGATATGTGAATGGTTGGAAAAGCAACTTGCCCTTTATGGGATGCTGTATGAAAAAATGATTAGACATGAAGTATTCAGGGCCCGACGCTGGATCAGCACAAGACACGAACTCTGCGAGCTGCTGATCAGTGAAGCTCTGCTTCTTATGTGCTTTCTTTACTAAGACTGCATCCAACCCAGTCATAACTCATAGCTCTGTGTGTAGTTGATGCGCTGGAATCTACCCCAATAATCAGTGTTCATCAAGTATATAGCTTGTATCTTAGCGTCTATTTGGCAGCGCCAATGATCTAAGAAACTGTTTATTCTAGGGTATCTAGGATGATAATCTATCGTCTGCCAGAGAAATTCCTGTAGCAAGGCCTCATGATCTGGCATATAATAATAGATTTGGACTGTGGTTAATTGCTCGTCCATGAGATATTTATGGTTTTTTTAACAATATAATTATAATACAATATGATCGACGTTTTGTTTATAGGACCTGTGCCCACCAGCATCAATGAGGTTGGTGCCGCTGGACCTTATTTGCTAGGAGAATGCAAGGCCTATGGCCTTGCCGCCAGATACTTAGATGCTAACATGTATCTTTATAATCTCTGTAAGCGGGATCCAGATCTCTATAACTCTAAGATAGAAAACCTCATATCAGGCACATATGATGAGATCATCGATCAAATGATAACTTGGATCAATGATAACATACAACAGCTATCGCCGAAAGTGTTAGGTTTGAATGTTTTTTCGAGTTTGACACATAATTTTATATCAGCTATGATCCCAAGGCATCCCAAAAT